TTGTATCATCAATCACAGGAGAATAAACATGACTGACCGCGCACAATTTGAAGCTATGCTTGAAGCTTTGATCAATGAGGATCAAGAATCAGCAAAAGAAATTTTTCACAACATCGTAGTTTCCAAATCACGTGAAATTTACGAAGAACTACTAGCAGAAGACTTTACATCAGAAGACGAAAATGCAACTTCAGGCCAATCAGGCGAAGAGCCAATGGGTGAGATGTTTGGTTCCGAAGAAGGCGAAGACGACAGCGAAGAAGCTGACGATGCAGAAGGCGACGACGAAGAAGGCGACGACGAAGAAGGTGAAGAAAACCCATTCGGCGACGAAGAAGGCGACGACGAAGAAGGCAACGAAGGCGACATGGAAGATCGTGTTATGGATCTAGAAGATGCACTAGAAGAATTAAAAGCAGAATTTGAGCAATTAATGAGTGGCGAAGAAGGCGAAGAGCACATGGATGCTATGGGCGGAGACGACATGGGTGGCATGGATATGGACCCAGAAATGGACGAAATGCCAATGATGGAATATGTAAACAAAGTTGGTAAGCCAACACACGGCGACAACGGTGTTAACACCAAGTCGTTAATTGACAACATGAAAAACGACATGGGCGGCACAACTGCTAATATTGCCAAGTCATTCTCAACTGAGAAAGGCGGCACACAAGGCGGCTTGTTAAATCCTTCCACTAAAGAAGAAAACTTTGGTAATGTAAATGTGCCAGGTGCTAATGCAGGTAAGACAGCGTTCAAGAAGAAAGAACCCGGTCACGGTGCAGAAAAAGCTGGTGCAAAAGAAACAGCTGATAACAAACAAAGTTTGTTACGTCAAGCTAAAAGATAATAAACATTGAAAAATATGTTATACCTCCGAGAGAATCTCAGTTTCAACGAAGCAAAAATGATCGTTGAGTCTGATGACAAAGATGGGAAAAGCCTATACATGTCCGGGATTTGCATCCAGGGCGGTATACGCAACGCTAACCAGCGTGTTTACCCTGTGAATGAGATTGGCAAGGCTGTCAAAACCCTAAACGATCAGATTCAGAACGGTTATTCAGTACTCGGAGAAGTGGATCATCCAGATGATCTAAAAATTAACCTGGACCGTGTGAGCCACATGATAACAAACATGTGGATGGACGGTCCTAATGGTTACGGTAAATTGAAAATTTTACCAACCCCAATGGGACAATTGATTCGTACTATGTTAGAGTCAGGCGTTAAGTTGGGTGTCAGTTCACGCGGATCCGGGAACGTTAGCGATAACGGTTCCGGTGAAGTATCGGATTTTGAGATCATCACAGTAGATATGGTGGCTCAACCTAGTGCTCCGGGAGCATACCCTACACCAATTTATGAACACCTGATGAACAGTCGTGGTGGATTAAGTGCCTTACGCATAGCGGAAGAGGTTAAGGGCGACCCAAAAGCACAGAAATATCTCAAAGAGAGCTTATTGAATATAATAAGCAAACTCCAATAAAAGGAGAATCACATGTTGGATGCACTAAAAAGTTTATTTGAAAACAATGTGATTTCTGCGGAGATCAAAGAGTCTATTGAGGCAGCATTTGAAGGGCGTATTAACGAAGCCCGTCAAGCAGTTGCTGTAGAACTACGCGAAGAATTTGCACAAAAATATGAGCATGACAAGAACACAATGATTGAAGCAGTGGATCGTATGATCTCTGAACAATTATCAACTGAGCTTGTTGAGTTTGCAGATGATCGTCGTCAACTTTCAGAAATGAAAGTCAAGTATGCTAAGAAGATGAAGAAAGATGCTGAAGTAATGAAGGAATTTGTTACACGTCAGTTGGCTTCTGAAGTTTCTGAACTACACGAAGATCAAGTTGCAATGGCCAGTAAGTTTGGTGCATTAGAATCATTCGTAGTTGAGGCTCTAGCCCAGGAAATCACAGAATTCTTCAAAGACAAACGCGAGTTGGCTGAAACCAAAGTACGTTTAGTCCGCGAAGGTCGTCAAGAAATCAAGAAGGTCAAAGAACAATTTGTTCAACGTGCCGCTAAGATGGTCGAAGGTGTTGTATCACAGAACTTGCGTTCTGAACTTACATCACTGAGAGAAGACATTGAAGCTGCTCGTCGTGCGGATTTTGGTCGTAAGTTATTTGAGGCTTTTGCCGCAGAGTACTCGACCAGCTACCTAAATGAAAAATCGGAAACTGCAAAATTACTCAAAGTCATAGACTTGAAAGATTTAGCTATCAAAGAAGCTGCCAAGGCAGTTGTTCAAGCTGAACAAATCCTAGAAAGTAAACAAGCAGAAGTACGTGCTTTGAAAGAAGCTCAAGAAAGAAAAGCAATCATCAGTGAACTAGTTGCTCCGCTAAACGCAGAACAACGTGGTATCATGAATGAGTTGATGGAGAATGTAAAAACTGTTAAGCTTCAAGAAAGTTTTAACAAGTATTTGCCAGCAGTAGTGGCTGGTCACGCTCCGCAGAAGAAACAGGCACTAGTAGAGGCTAAAGAAGTAACCGGAAACAAGATTTCCAACACCACCCGTAGCAGCGAGACAGATAGCAATATCGTTGATATTCGCAAGCTCGCAGGACTAAAATTTTAAGGAGAAATTTAAATGTCAGAACTACTAAATGGACGTTGGGCAGAAACTAAAGAAGCCCTATTAGAAGGCTTACAAGGCACAAAAAAATCAGTAATGGGCGTGACTCTTGAGAATACTCGCAAGTATTTGCAAGAATCTGCTACAGCTGGTGCCACTTCTGCCGGCAACGTCTCAACATTAAACCGCGTGATTCTTCCAGTGATTCGTCGCGTTATGCCAACCGTTATTGCTAACGAGTTAGTTGGTGTACAACCAATGACAGGCCCAGTGGGTCAGATCCACACTCTACGTGTACGTTACGCTGACAACAGCAGTGGCGCAGGCGTTGTAGCTGGTGAAGAAGCACTAAGCCCATTCAAGATTGCAGAAGCATATTCTGGTAACCAAAATGGTTCAAACGCTAAGGCAGCTAGTACAGCTACTTTAGAAGGTGCCGCTGGTAACAGAATGAGCATCCAGATCTTGAAACAAACAGTTGAAGCTAAGACACGTAAGTTGTCAGCTCGCTGGACATTTGAAGCCGCTCAAGACGCACAAGCCCAACAAGGTATTGACGTTGAAGCAGAAATCATGGCAGCTTTGGCACAAGAAATTACTGCTGAAATTGACCAGGAAATCATTGCTTCGTTATTGTCACTAGCTGGTTCAGCTACACAGACTTATGACCAAGCTAACGTTTCAGGTACTGCTACATTCGTTGGTGATGAGCATGCCGCATTGGCAGTTCAGATCAATCGCGTAAGCAACTTGATCGCTCAGCGTACACGTCGTGGTGCTGGTAACTATGCAGTGGTTAGCCCATTTGCATTGACCATCCTACAAAGTGCTACAACATCAGCATTTGCACGTACAACAGAAGGCACATTCGAAGCACCAACAAACACCAAGTTCGTTGGTACATTGAACAGTGCAATGAAAGTTTACGTAAACAGCTATGCAAACGACAGCTCACCAATCCTTATTGGATACAAAGGTGCTAGCGAGTCTGATGCACCAGCGTTCTATTGCCCATACATTCCATTGATGAGCAGTGGTGTTGTTCTTGATCCATCAACATTTGAACCAGTCGTGTCGTTCATGACACGTTATGGCTATGTTGAGTTGTCAAACACAGCAAGTTCGCTAGGTAATGCGGCTGACTACTTAGGTAAAGTTGCTATTACTGCTGGAAACGTTAAGTTCAGTTAATCAATTACCGCAAGGTATTGTAAACTACAAAGGGCACTTAGGTGCCCTTTTTCACGATGTGATAAATACTTTGTATGATTCACATAGGGTGAATTTTATGCGGAAATCCAACCGCGTATGGCCTAAAACGCTATAATTTCTTAAGGAGAAAATAAAATGGGACGTCCTTTAAATAAAAAATTCTTTGGTAACCGCAACGTAGGTGTTGGTGGTAATCAAACAGATGGTAATCTTTCAAACAGTCAAAACTATGCTGATGATCGTATCGGTGGCGAAGGTGTAGCCAGCTATGGTACATACGTATCGGGTTCAGGTTTCACAGCAACCCCAACAGCCAGCATCAGTGCTCCTAACATTCCAGGTGGCGTTACAGCAACTGGTACTTTTTTATATTCAGCTAAATCAGCCGCAGTTGCAGTCGCAGGAACAACAGCATATCCTACTGGCACAGTAGT